GTGCAGGGTGTCAAACGGGAACCTCTCCTTCCAGTTGTGCCGCCTCTCCACCTCTACATAGCCTGTTTTTTCCTTACCTCGGTAGCAGACCAGATCAACTCCGTAGGTATCTCCCTCCTCGACATCGAGCCCCCAGGTAGAAAAAAGGAACCTCCAGACCGCATCTTTTGCAGGCCCGTCATTCTCGTCGTGAAGACTACGAGAGAACGGTTTAGTCGCCGCAGAAGCACTCAATAGAGTCTTCAAACATATCCCCTTGACGATCAATAAACTTGTGAATGTCTGCGTAGCGTGGGCGGTCTATCCTAAACCTGTTCCCGTCCCCTTGTGTCTGTGTTTGAGCCCACTCCTCTTGCTTGGCCCACCAAATAGCCCTCTCTGGCTTCTGAGCTACTAGGGTTGTGATCTTTGGCAGGGCTTTAAGGAAACACAGATCACAGTTTCCTCCTATCGTCTCTCCGTTGATGACTGGTAATTTAAGGTCAAAGTATTGAGCCGCCCAGAAGTCAAGGACATCTTTCTTAACGACCCCTGCTTTTGCTAACGGCATGATGGGGGTTTCTGACTTGTGATCTGGTTGCATTTTGACTACACGGCGCTGCTCGTCATGCCTAATGCCAATCATGTTCTCCCACTCGTCCCATCCAAGGCTCTGTAAATAACGCCGCACGGTTCTGATCTTTAGCTCAACCGTGCAAAACCTAGCCCTAGTGTTTGGAAGCATCCCTCTTTTTTTGATGATGGCCTCAAACGGCTCACCATTCCTACTGGCGGTCTCAAAAGTTACACGCTCAAACTTCTGCTCTGAATCTCTGTACTCCAGCCAATGAATCTCACAGTCCCAGTTCTTCTCACAGTCTCTGATGAACTCTAGGGTCGCTTCTTCTTCTTTGCCTGTGTTAGCAAAACAGACAATTGCATCCTCTGGGAGCCCTCCGTTGGCCTGCAACACACGCCAGAGCATATAGGCAGAAGTCCTCCCGCCGGAGAACGAAATAACCGTAGGCTCGTTAATGAGAAAGTAACTGTCTGATTGTGTCATCTAAGGCATCCAATTCGTCCATCTTCTTCACATTCCAAATTCGCTTCTGCCCGTGCCAGCCGTTAACAGACCCACGGTGACAGTCAGGACATAAAGGAACACAGAGGTACTGGTAGTGCTGCCGGATGTGATGAGCCTCTGAAGGGCCAGACGCACCGCATACCGCACAGTCCATCTCTTTAATCCGCAAGAGGTGGTCTTTCTCCTTCTTGTTGAGCTTATTTAACATTCTCTGCCAGCCATGCAAATACCTGCTCAATGTAGTCTGAGAACTCTTGTTTGCTAAGTTTCGTAGTAGAGGGGCGCATGATGATGACCTCGCCTGCTATCTCTGCGGTCTCTGGCTTTACAAAGTGCCGGAGAAAGAACTCATGCCAAAGCTCTGGAGTGTGACCACATTTCTCTGAGAGCGTCTGTAACTCAGCCCAGTAAAGACGGTTCTGCTCACTTGTCCTCGTGCTGGGTTTGATCTCTACATAGTGCCCGTCAGGAGCCTCTGAGACAGCCCTCAAGACTGCTGTTCTATCTGAGTGAAGGATGTATCTCATACCCGCCTCCTAAAGTGAAAACACCCACAAGCATAGGGAAGGTCCAACGGGGTGGGTTCTGTGTACCTGGGAAGTTCTGAGGTGTTCGGGATTAAGTAGAACTCGCAGTCAAACTCTGAGAAGAGCTCTCGTATATACGCCGGACAGTAAACCCTGTGGGCGTTGAAGTAGACCGTCGGTTTTCCGACAGGTACAACAAAGAGCAAGTCCTTCTTTGCCATCCTTTTGAGATTATTCATGGCCTTGATGTCGCCCTCGTTATCCAGAGTGTCTCCGTACCTTCCCAAACCTATATGCTCGACTACATGAAGGCAAGACAGGCTCTCAAAACTCCCCACGGTTTCTTTTGCTAAATCTATGCTTGCAAGTCTTAACCTGTCTACATGAAGTCTTGGACTTCGGTAGTCCATATAAGTGACTGGGTAGAACGGAGCCAGAGAGGTACAGAAATGAAGGGACGAGCCTATATCGACATGGTGGGCTGGGTTGATCTCCCTGACCTTCTTCATCGCCCAGGCGACATGGTAGACATAGTGCTGGTCAAACCCGTGTGATGTATCATCTCCTAGGCAGGGGAACGCTTGCAGGGGGAATCTTTTTTCCTTTTCTTGAAAAATCCTGGCCTGCTCTATGTATTCGGCTTCTGTCATATCCCAGCCACTTCCCGTAACTTGGCCCGTTTGTCCTGTGGAACCGCTGGCCGATAAGTGAGCTGCTGATGCTCAAAGAACTTGGGAGCCAGCCTGCACATATCCTTGAACTGGATCAAATTCGGTGGGCGCTCAGGAAGGTTCGACAGGGCGTGTTTGATCTGCTCAACAGAGAACCCTTTGAGTTCATCTGCCCACGCACCCTTGGTTTCCTCTATGGGCATCCCCTCCCACTTCTTTGTCCACTCGTTCCCGTAAGTAACGGTCATCTTGTTGAACAACGCCTCGATAACTTTTAAGTTCATTTGAGCAACTCCATATCAGCCCCAGGCGTCCAGAATGACTGGCCCTCCTCGGGGAACTCTCTCCCAGTCATCTGCTCCCACTTCTTCCTCTTTAGAAGCTCGTCCCGCTCCGCAAAGGATAGTTTCGGGTTCGATAACTTGTCTACCCATTCAGCCTTAAACCCAACCCATCCCCTGGCCACACACTCCTTCAGCGCCTTCTCTAACGGCCACCCCGCCTTCCCTGCTTCCTTCTCTATGGCTTGCAGGGCCGTATCAGTAACGGGGCTCCTCTTGGCTTTCCTGACCGCTATGTAGTCTTTCCAAACCTGTTCCCCAACGCCTTCTGGACATACAGGCGCACTTGTGCGCTTTGTAGTTAATTGGTTATCGGTTATCGGTTTTCGGTTGGCATCTTTTTTTATCCCCTGGGGATGCTCAATGGATGCTCCGGGCATACTGGGGGCATTATTCCACCTACTTTTTGCCGCTTTGCGCCCGTGATCTTGCCTGTTTCGATAGGCTGCAATTTCAGCGTCACACCTCTTGTGCCGCCAACAGTCTGGGTGTTCGTCAAAAAAATGCTCAAGGATCAATTCGGCATCCTCCGGGGATGCTCCGAGCAAAAAGCAAAGTTTGTTGATGTCTTTAGGTAGAGGCTCCTCTGTTTTGTAGTAGTGCCAAATCAGCCTCAGATAAGTCATCGACTGGCTATCGTTGAGCCTAGAGGTATCGTTTATGAAGTCGCCGATATGGTGTGGGTACGAGTACATCATCAATCTCCATTGGTGCTGGCCTATCCGGTGAGAATTCCGGGAGGCCGCACCCTGACGGGTTTGATTCGGTCAGATAGACCAGCCCAATGAAGACTGCTTACTGACCTCCTATGCGCCTCTCACAGCGCAATAGAACCTTACTCTATGTTCTCCGTGGCTGTCAACTCCACTACTCGCTGGACATACCTGCCCTTAGAATTCTTGCGGTAGCCGTGGACAAAGACCCGCCATCCACTCTCCAGCATCACAGGAAAAAACTCGCTCTCCCGAATCTTATGTATCCGACTGGATACACCTGTAGAGGTGGTCTGCACCGCCCAGGTCTCTCCGTTGCCTATCGCCAAGAGGTCAATACACCCGTACAAATCTACCCGCTTCCTACTAAACGAGTTCCAGTATTCGCAAATCCACGGCTTCATGCCGAGTTCCCGCAGGTACTCCAAGGATCGCTGGGTAGGAGATTTGGTCATGTTGTATTTATACCACTAGGGTTATCCCTAATAAAAAAAATTACACAAGACTACAAAAAAGGCGTAGATTTCTACTTGTAGGCTTACTTAGGAGAGAGAAATGGACTACGCAACCTTAGCAGCAGAGCAGTACCAGAGAGAACTGGAAGCCCAGCAGGAACACGAGGAGGCTTTGGCTTCAAGGCTTGCAGAGCTTGCACGCAAGTTCTCGTACATGGCGAACCATGTTCCTCAGTATCAGTACACAGAGGAACTCATCGAGGCTATAGAAAACTGTGCTGATGATTTGTGGGAGGGCCCATGTTCAAAGAACTAATGGACGAATGGAAACAAGACCCAGACCCAACCTGGCTCAAAGTCTTGGCGGTTGTAGCGGTAGTGATGTTTTTTACGATGATGGTGATGTTATGAAGTTGTGGCGTTTCTATAAGTGGTACAGAGCAGAGGGCAAGTCTGTCCTCCTTTCAATCAAACTGGCGTGGAGAAAAGCATGAACACAGGTA